CTGCTAGCCGCCGCTGATCCGGTGCTTGCCGGGCAATTCCGGGCGCTCACTCCCGCCGCCGTAGAAAAGGCGTTGGGGTTCCTCGATCCGAAAGGCCCGTTATACGCCCGGCTGGCGATGTTGTCAAGTGCGGTGACTGACGAGATAAGCAAGGCCATTATTGAGCATATCGCACTGGGCCGCAACCCTAAGCTGTTGGCGCGTGAGTTGCTAAAGAAGTTTGGCATGGGGCTGACCGACTCGCTGCGCATGGCGCGTACTATGCAATTGTGGACGTATAGAGAAGCGTCAAGAGCTAACTATCTAGCGAACCAAGATATAGTAAAAGGCTACCAACGATATGAAACGCTGGATGGTTTGACGTGTATGAGCTGCGTTGCCCTACACGGCAAGATCTACCCACTAAGCGAACCGTTGCGAGACCATCATAACGGGCGGGCGGTTGCCTTGCCGATTACCATTCTCACAGCGAACGGGCAACATATAGACCCAACGGCAGGGCAAAAATGGTTTGCTGATCTATCAGAGGCCGAGCAAAAGAAGATGATGGGCCCAGGGCGTTTTGAAGCGTGGAAGAATAATAAGTTCACGCTCGATAAATTGACACGGCAACAAAACGACGAAATATATGGCGCTATGGACGTTGAAACACCATTGAAAGATCTGGTATCAAAGTAAATGACCGCCCTGGGCCCATTCGTGAGGCATTCGCCCGCCTTTTCTCACGTTACACTCTGGGCAGGCGATAACTAGGTTACTAGGGTCGTTTGTTCCACCCCTGGACAATGGGATTATATGGTCAACATGGTAATTTTTCCCAACCTCTCTGCCGCAATAATAACACTTTCCCTTCTGGGCGCGGTATTGTTTAGAAATATCCTCTTTTGTATGCGTTCCGGTCGCATTTCTAATTCTAGACCTTCTATTGGCGCACGCTGCCCGCGACGCATCCGGGTGCGCCAGCGCGTATCTCCGTCGCATAATATATATTCTTTCAGGATGCTGTTTGGCCCATTCTCTTTGTGCTTCGCGCCACTGCTCAAGATGGGACAAGCGCCAACGTTCATTGATATCGCGTATTGTGGTTTTGTTAGCAAGATAGTATTCCCGGAGATACAACTTTATCTTTTCTTTGTTCTTTTCGCGGGAGCGTTTATCAATGGCGCGCTCGACCTCTGGATGAGCCTTTGCCCATCTCTTGATAGCCGCCGCGTGCTTATCCGGGTTCTTTTTCTGCCACGCTCTCTGATACTCATTTCGCTTTTCTCGCGCCTCTGGAGTATTACGAACCGGTTTTCTAAGTTCGGATTGGCATTGTTTACAACGCCAAAGCAGTCCATCCGAACGGCTTCTACACCTATGGAAATACTCGGTGGACGCAGGAAGCTCACGCTTGCAACACGGACAGGTCTTTGTATTCATATTTTCCCTTTTGGCCCTTTGAGTGTGTGGGAATGCCAAAGGGCTGGCAGTTCGCTTGGTTCATGAGGCCGAGCTATCCCACAAAACAATTATACAGCTTTTCGGTGCATAATGCAACTGGGAGATAAATGACCGATAACACTACGATTGGGCGACAATCCGAGCACGCAGAAGATAGGACTCGCGTTCTATTGCTTGCGGTGCGCCAGGCGCTTATAATGGTTCTGGGCGCGTTGGAGACTTACCTTGATCTACCGCGCTCGATTGAGCCGAAGCACAGGAGGGAATCATGAAAGATAAAACAGGATTGTCTGGATTGTCAGAAACCGTGGTGAACAACGTACGGAGTATTATTGACATGGTCAAGGCGAAAACAAATATAGTCCTTGAACCAACCATAGACGAAAAAATGATATTTCTTGATGCGCTGCTTTACATAGGCGGGAAACAATACGGCCTGAGACGCGCTCTATCCATTTCTCAGCTAGAATACATTCAGCCCGAAGCGGTCCAGTTTATGACGGCGAGGGTTGCGGAAGAGATCGTAAATCAAATCATCGCTGCCCAAGATAAATTTGGCAACACGTAATTGAAACAATTTCATCATTGCATGTTGTATTTAGCATCCGTTCGTAGTACAATGATTTAGACAACTGAACATTGCCACCGGGGAACCAGCGGCCTGTTTATCATATCACCGGCGAAAGCCAGCGGACTGACGAACAGGCCGCTTTTTTGTTTACCAGATCATAACAAAGGGGTCGAGATGACCGAAGAGACACAATCAACCGAGATGGTTGAGCAGGAACAGCCAGCAGCCGCCAGCGCCGTGATAGCGCCTGACCCTGTGACTGAGTTAGAGCAGATCCGCGCGGCTTTGAAAAAGGCCAATGGAGAAGCGGCGAAGTATCGCAAAGCTGCCGAACTGGCAGAGGCAGAGCGCAAGGCCAAGCAAGAGGCCGAGATGACCGAACTTGACAAGGCCAACAAACGCGCCGATGAAGCCGAAGCTAAAGCGCTGAAGTTGGAGCGCGAAGCCATGCAGCGCGAGATCGCCGCGAAGGTGGGATTGCCCGCAAAACTGGCAAACCGTTTGCAGGGTGAGACGCCCGAGGAAATGGAGGCCGACGCGCTGGCGATCTTAGAGGATCTACCGAAACCACCGCCCAAGACGCCGGGAATCGTGCCGACCAACCCAGGTACGAACGGCAGCACGGGCGAGACTGACGAACAACGACGCGCACGCTTAGGCTTGCGCTAAGGGGATAAACAATGGCTCACGACAACACTTACGCCGACATTTCGGCAATCGTACAGGCCATCCAGGAGGACGCGGTATTTATTGACCGCGACACTAACCTGATGGCCGATGAAGGTATCGTTACCGTGTACCGGGATCGCTCGGGCATGGCGTCCCGCAAGAATTACCAGTACAACATCGGGACCGCGAAGGATATTGGCGAGTCTGATGACCTGACCAGCGAAGCCTTCACGCCTTCGGAACTGTCCACCCTCACGCCCTCGGAAATCGGTTTGCAGTTTTTCCTGACCGATCAGCGCATCGAAACTGAGAGCGTGGGAAGCATCCGCACCGACGCCGCGCAAGAACTGGGTTTTGCCGCGCGTGATAAGGTTGAGGCGGACATGCTGAGCGAGTTCTCCAATTTCACCGGCGGAACGGTCGGGGCGGCTGGTACCGTCATTACGTGGGGGTATGTGTTCGCGGCTGCGACTCAGGTCCGCGCAAAGATGAAAAACCGCTCTATGCCGCTCTCGTGCGTGCTGCATGAATACCAATGGCATGTCCTGGCGAAGGCTACCAGCGTGGCCGGTATTACTCTGTCGAGTGTGCCCGACCGGCTCGTCGGCTCCGGCGGCAACTGGTACGTTGGTACAGTCAAGGGTACAGGGATCAACTTCTACACCACGACCAACATCACTATTGATAGCGGTGTCGACGCGGTAGGCGGAATGTTCGCCCGTCCCGCCGTTGCGTTGGACTGGCGGCGTATGATCCGCATTGAAGCCGAGCGCGATGCCAGCCGCCGCGGTTGGGAGCTGAACATGTCGGGCGTGTACGCTCATGGCGTGTGGCGGCCTACCTACGGCGTGAAAATGATCTTTGACGCCGCTACTCCGGAAAGCTAAGGGGGAATAAATAATGGCTAGCCATTTTGATGTGCATGTCGTAACTCTGCCGGTTGTGCTTACCGGCGCTACCGAAATTCCATTGATGCACCTGCCCACTGGCGGTGGCGGCATCACCGTACTGGACGCCGATTTTCTGGCGGTTGGCACCGCTGTTGGCGGGCAACTCGTTACCATGTCGGACGCTGGCACTCCCGCCATTAGCGGCACCATTGGCGCGTTTGCCGGCACCGTGACCGGCTCCGCTACCATTCCCGCCCCGCTGGCCTCGGTCAGTGATGGCTACGTGGCTGGCGGCGAGTGGATCGGGTACGATCAGACCAGCGGCACTGTGACCGCTGGCGCGTTCATCACGCTTTCTTACGTTATGGGCCGCTAGGCTCAATCAATCATGGAACTGGCTAGTGTGTACACGCGAAAAGGGTCCCCTCCGCCCCTGCCAGTTCCGGCCAGGAGGCGCGTTATGGAGGTAACGCAAACATGGCAAGTTCACTGATCCAAACCAACCAAGAAGCGATAAGGCGTTTACGCGAGCTGGCAGACGCACTCGAGCAGGGTAAAACAAGCCTTGTCGGCCTCGAAGTAAAAGAACAAATAGAATACACTCACGGGGGTGGTGAGCTTTACCGCCACATCGATACACATGTCCAGACTCTATGGTGGCCCGAGGCGAAAGCATGAATATTCTTTGGTCCTCGAACAGTCCCTGGTCGCCAACTGGCTACGGAAATCAGACAAAGTTATTCACCTCTCGCATCCGTGATCTGGGGCATGAGGTAACTATTGCCGCGACTTATGGCCTGGAAGGCGCGATCCTCAATTGGAACGGCATCAAAGTGCTGCCCCGCGGCGGCGATCCTTACGGCGGCGACGTGCTGGTAAAACACGCGGCGCTGGTCGGCGCTGATATGGTCATCACCTTGCTGGATGCGTGGGTATATCATCCCGAGGTATGGCCGCAGTCGATGATTTGGGCGCCGTGGTTTCCGGTCGACTCTGAGCCGCTCCCGCAAGCCGTATCTATGCCGGTTTCCCAGGCCCACACCCGGCTGGTGTTTTCCAAGTTTGGGCAGCGCATGGTACAGAACGCCGGCATGGACGCGACCTACATCCCGCACGGCGTAGATACAAAGGTGCTGCGGCCTTACCCGATGGTTGAGGCGCGGAAGGCGTCTAAGTTCCCGACTGACCGGTTTATTGTGGGGATTGTGGCAGCCAATAAAGGCTACCCGCCGCGTAAGTCATGGCCCGAGATGATTGAAGCGTTTTCCATTTTCCACCGCAAGCACAACGACGCCCTGCTCTACCTGCACACCAACCCCACTCTCTCAAACGGCGGCGTGAACATCATTGACATTTGTTCTATGCACGGTTTAGAGTTAGGCAAAGACGTTATTTGCAGTGACCCATACCAGGCCAACACGATTGGCGGGCTGAGCGACGAACAGATGGCCACGATGTACAGTAGCCTTGACGTTCATTTGTTGGCGTCGTCCGGCGAAGGGTTCGGGATACCGATTTTAGAGGCGCAGGCGTGCGGGGTTCCGGTCATTGTCGGGGATTGGACAAGCATGAGCGAGCTGTGTTTTAGCGGTTGGAAGATCTCCAGGGCAGACTCCCACCCGCTGTATAACCCGGTCGGCGCGTACCAGTTTTTACCCCGTGTTGGGGCGATTGTGGACGCGCTCGAAGCATCTTACGAGATGCGCGGGAACCAGGACTACCGCATGCGCGCGCGCGACGGGGCGCTGGCCTACGATGCCGATAAAGTTGCGCAGAAATATTGGAAACCGGCGCTGGAGAAGATCGCAGAGAGGATTGAGGGCACACACGCAGTTACAGCGCACGCGCATAAATGGTTAGGAACCGGCCTGTATAACCCGGACGGAAGTATCAGCGTGCCTTGCGTAGAGTGTGGAGCGGAATTGATCGCACACCGTGACGGGAAGCAGATAGTCCGGGAACATGGCTTCGTGAATGATCTTGGTTTGTCCTTCGCGGAACCTGACGGTGTAGAGTGGATCATCTTGCGTGAGATCGAGCGGGATTACAAGCTGGACGACCTGGGCCTGAACGCCGACAGCACCGTCGTTGACATTGGCGCGCACGTTGGTATTGTATCCATGTACCTCGCCAAAACATACGGTTGCAAGGTCAAGGCGTTCGAGCCTAACCCGAACAACTACCGCCACCTGGTTGCAAATATCAAGGCAAACGGCCTATCGCACCTGATTACAGCGCATAATCTGGCGGTAACTGGAGACGGGCGCGATGTGGTTATCAGTGAGGTGAACCCAGGCGGCAACAGTGGAGGCCACACCATATACGGCGCGGATGGCGTGGCGGTTAGCTCTACAACGCTGGAAGCCATACTGGGCGGCGCGCCGGTTGACCTACTCAAGATTGACTGCGAAGGCGCCGAGTTCGAAATCCTCGATCCGGCTATCTTGGACGAGGTCAAGGCAATCCGCGGAGAGTTTCACGTAGCTAACGGCGACACAAACGCGCTGCTGGAGAAGGTGAAAACTATCGTACCGAATACGCACGTGACTATGCAGGGGTGGGTGAGATGATCAGCATTATCACGCCTTTCCATAACTGCCCGGAATTGATCCCCGCCTATGAGCGCGCCGTTATGGGTGCCGAGGTGATCGTTATTGACAACGCCAGCGGACCCGACGCCGCCGAACAGATCCGCGCAATGGTGGATAGACTGGGCGGGGTTTATATCCGTAACGAGAGCAACGCAGGCTTCGCGCGAGCGAATAACCAGGGGCTAGAGGCCGCTCACGGCGACGTGATTGTATTCCTGAACAGCGATGTTGAAGCGCGTGGATCGTGGCTAGATCAGATTGCCAATATCCAACCGGGTGCGCTGTACGGCGTGCAACAGTGGGTACGATGGGTGGCGGGTCAACCGCTGCCCTACCTGGAGGGCTGGTGCTTGATCGGTAAGGCAGACGATTTCCGCAGCATCGGCGGATGGAACAACGACTTTCCCGCTCTTTACTGGGAAGACAACGAGATTTGTTGGAGGGCTGGTCGGCACGGACTGAGCCAGCGCGTGCTGCGTCTGCCGCTGGTGCACCTCAACAACTACACCACCAACCGCACGCCGGGAGCAGTCGACGGCGCGGATACCAACCGGGCAATGTTCGAACAGATGGTACGAGAGGCGATCCAATGAGACTTGTTACCGGATGCAACGAGCGTTACCTGGCCCGTATCATGCCCTACCTGGATAGCTTGCGCGCCTTTGCCGACTTTCCCGTAACATTGGTAGGGGTTGGATTTGATCCGCCAGTCATGCCGGACATCGACGTTATTGGCCTGACCCGCGAGCAGAACCACGGCGCGCCGCCCGAAACCGAGTGCATCCAGCACGGCTCATTTTTGTCTGTGGTGGATGGCCCGGACGATGAAGTACTCGTGTACACGGATGGCGACTTTCTCATGCAACGGGGAATGGATGAGGGGGAACGGCAACTGCTTGATCTCACCCATAATGAGGTTGTTACCTCGTGGAACGGTGGACCCGGTGAAACCCTGACGGTTGAGGCGCTTAGACTTGGCATGACCGGTAACATGGTTGATCTAGTCAACGCATGGGGGCGTGAAATTTTCACTTATAACATTTACAACGTGGGCTTTTTGGCGATGACGCGCCGCACCTGGGCACTGGTGCACGCGGCCTACATGCAAAACTGGGATAGCGTGGGCGGCTGCTTCGCGCACCCGGCCCGGCAAC